CCCGTTGCGCGGGCAATTGAAAGCACGTACGGCACGCGCCGGGTGGGTCAATAATGGTCATGACCACTTATCCCGAGGGGCTACCACAGCCCCTGCGCGAAAACTCAGGCTTTCAGCCGACAGACACTACCGTACGTACCGAAATGGCAAGCGGCCGGGCTCGGCAGCGGCCGGGCTTTGAGTTCACACCTGACGACGTGACTTTTGTGTGGCATTTGACCGGACCCCAGGCGCAACTATTTAAGTCGTGGATTAAGAATGTTCGCACCGGTTGGTTCACCATGAAATTCACCACGCCTGAGGGTTTTTTTGCTCAGGAGGTGAGATTTAAAAAACCTGCCAGTGGCCCGCGACGTGTCGGCATTGATACGTGGTGGTATTCTGGCGAAATGGACATTCGCGAACGGTCTACGTTAACGCCGGACTGGGCCGAACTGGCACCGGGCTATATACTGCTGTCAGATATCTTAGACCGCGCAATCAATGTGGAGAAACCCCTAGCATGACCGAATTCAACACCATGAACGCGATCCCATCGAGCGACGTTCGGGACTTGCTGGACAACGCGACAATAGAAGACCTATTTGTCAACGGCCCACTTGACGCCTACGCCGACCGCCTGGGCGTTATGCGCCAATCCCTGCAAGGTATCCGCAACGCCTCGCAATACGTCGACCTGGGTCCGTACGCCGCCGGCTTGGTGTTCACCTCCCGCAATCAGGTGTTTAGCTACCTGGGTAACTTCTACTCGCCTGGCCCGGCCGTCGCGCTCCCCTATACAACCACGGGTGCCGGTGCTGGTGAAATAGCCAATTTTCGCAATATCGGTGATGCTGTTCTACGTTCTGACCTGAGCAACGTCGCTCTACCAGGGAAAGGCGCCGCCTTGGTTGGGCGCGCTTCACAGACCGTCAACACGCTGGCCGAGCTTCGCGCCCTGGTTAAAACTTCCCCATCTGCTTACGCCTCCGTCCTTGGTGGTACTGCAGTCGGCGACGGCGGCGGCGGTACTTACCGCTTCGACCCGACCGACACCACTAGCGCTGACAATGGGCGGACGGTGATCGTCGGCACCGACGGCGGCCGCTGGAAACAAGTCCCCGCTGTCAATGGGCACATCGTAAAGTTTAGCGGCAACATGCCGGCTGTAGGCGTATCGGCCGACATCGCGTTATCCGGGTTCACAGCGGCCGATGTGATGTTCTCGACTCTGAAAGTCTCAACGTCTGACGGCCACACGCTGCTAGGCAGCACAGGCAACCCGGTCTATGAATACGCACTGCGCATTACCGGATCTAACCTCGTGATCGCCACCGGACCTAACGCCTCGGCTATCGCGGGCCGTCCTTATAATATCGCACTCATCTTGAATTAACGGCAGGTACTTAAAATGCTTCAGTGCGCAAAAAACCTAAAGACGGACTTCGGGGCAGTCGGCGACGGCGTGGCGAATGACACCGCAGCACTAACGGCTGCCGGCTCATCTGGCCTTGCTGTTTTCGTTCCTCCAGGCACTTACAACTTCAATGCGAGCTTTGGTCTCGGCAGCAAGGCTAAGTTTGTAGGCGCCGGCCCTGGCCTGTCTATCATCCGATCAACTGTCGGAACCGCCTATATCTCGCTCGGGGAGCCGGCGCCAAATACTCGGGAGAGCGTTGGCCTGTACTCTTTGGAGATATCTTCCACTGTCCCCCGTAGCGTTGCGCTTATCCAGTCTTCTAACTGCTTTGACCTGCAACTGGTCAACCTGAAGATGGCGGGTACTGGCGGCGGCTGCATCGAGATTAACGGCGGCCCTAACCAGTTCAAAGCCTTGCTTGACAATATCGACATCGTTAACGGTAGCGATGGTATCGTGCTTGGCGCAAACGGCGCGCTCGGGGTAGTGCAAGATACCTGGATATCGAAGAGCCTTATCGGTAACTGCACAGGGTCCGGCATACGCATGCACCACGTCTCCGGCCTGTACATGGATAACGTCGATATAATCGAATGTGGGGTCGGTATGAATTTCTTGACCACGAGCGGCCACGAGATTAAAGGCGTCTTCATGTCTGCCGTACTGGTCGACACCTGCACTACGACGGGCTTCAACTTCGCGCCGCTTGCGGGCGGAAAGATCAACGCAGTGACCATGAATGGCTGCTGGGCTGCGACCACGTTGCATCCTACCAACGCCGGGTTGATAATCAACGGGGTAGCGGCTCTCGTAAGCAACATCGCCATAAACTCCACGATCTGTATCAATAACCACGCCGCTGGTATCGCGATCACCGGGGCAAATGCTAAAAACATCGAGCTTTCAAACTGCCAGGTTGGCTCTAGTGGTCAAGCTGTCGCCAACGTCCACCCAGGGTTGTTTATCGACACAACGCCTTCAAACGTGGCCGTTAACGGCGGTATCTACGGCGGTGATGACTCGTTCTCCGCGAATCAGAAATACGGAATTCACAACAAGTCCGCCACTACTCGGATTAGCAACGTGAACACCACCAACAACATAACTCAAGGGATACTCGACGAGGCCGGCGGGTTTTTCTGATGACCATCATCGACACCTTCTATGCGAGCGGTGGCCCTGACGTTCGCTTGTTCACGTTGGAGCTAACTTGCCCGGCGTGGACGGCACCTATTCTGATATGTAACGGGTTCACCGATAGAACGTGTGCCACTGAGGATTTGCGCACGTTGACGTTTATCGCCGCGGCTATTGACGTAGCACTACCTAAAAAGGACAGTCGAGGCGCCCAAAACATCACAATCGCCATCGACAACGTGAACGGCGAAGCCCAGGCGAAAATTGACGAGGCGATGACCGCCGAGGCCCGTGTGTCGGCAACGCTGCGCACCTATCTGCTGAGCGATCTAACGACCCCGGCCGAGGCGCCCTATCGTATGACAGTGCAAGACGGATCAATTGAAAAGTTGGCCGTACAACTGCGCGCCGGGTTCTTTGATTTGATCAACGTAGCTTGGCCGCGCCTGCTGTACACCACCAGAAACGCGCCGGGGTTGAAGTACTATGGGTGACGCTTGGCTTAACCAGTATCTTTTCACCCCTTACGTCGACGGGGCTCGCGGTGACGGTGGGGCGTTTGACTGCTGGGGGTTGGCGCGTGAGGTACGTCACAAGGTCTACGGCAAGCGCCTATTGCCGTCGTGGGGTCATATCCGAAATACCATGCCGCGCGCCTTTACGGACGCTTATCACAAGCAGGCCAAGGAGCTTGAAGCGTGCGACCCGGAACCGGGAGCCGTGGCGATGGTATTTACTGGCCGCCTAATGCTACACGTCGGGGTGGTGGTAGTATTAGAGGACCGTCTAGCCGTGCTAGATATAAGCGCTAAAACCGGTTGCCGATGGCAGCGTATACCCGACTTCGAAGCGCCCTTTTCTAAGGTGGTCTATTACCGTGACAGTCCTAATTTTCCCGAGTCAACTTGAAGGCGAACCGCTGGAAAGTCACGAAACTTTTACGGCGCAGACTGTCGAGGATTGGTTAGCGGCATCATCCGCCAAGTATGAGCGCCGCGAATCGCCGCCTATCACGTTAACCATTAACGGCGCCCCGGTCGCGCCTGCAGAATGGCCGCTTACCGTTTTTCGGCCAGAAGACACCGTGCGCATTTACCCGCAAGCCAAAGGCCTTGAAACGGTATTTCTAGCCGTACAGGCCGTGGCGGCGATGAAATTTATCACCGGCCTATTCATGCCGAAAATACCCAGTATGAACGACGGCGGTCGGCAGTCAGGTGAGCGGTTATCGAATGCAGCGGTGAAGGGTAACAGCGCCAAGCTAAACAGTCCTGTGCGGGAGGTTAGCGGCGAAAGGTTTATTTATCCTGACTATCTACTACCGCCGCACCGTTACTTTAAAAGTCCACGTGAGCAGGTCAACGAACTGATGCTAAACGTGGGGGTCGGCGAATATGACATCCCATTGTCGGGCGCTTTGATTGGGGATACCCCTATTATCAGCCTCGGCCCTGACGCCGAGCTGAATATATTCCCGCCAGGGGCTGACGTTTCCGGTCGACCTGAGGCGGTATGGTGGCACGACTGCCAGGAGGTAGGTAGTACGGCCTCCGGCACCGCTGGCCTGGCCCTGACTGCGACCTCGCCAGTCCCCCCGACCGCCGTTGCGGGTAGCTTTGTTTTTAACGGGTACACCGTCACGATCCCAAGTGGTGCGGGTAACTTTCCTGTTGGTTGGGCGGCCGGCATGATTGCGCGCGTGGTAGTCGGGTTTTCCTACACCGTCACCGATGGCGGTGCGGACGTTCGGGACATTATCAGCGGGAGCATTGCCCAGCTAGGGCTGACGGTCGGTGCGCTGATCGAGATCACCGGAGCCAACGCCGGCCTGTACACCGTCAACACGATCAGCTCAACGCAGATGACGCTTAACTGGCGCAACGGTGACCCGGTAACGACGCTGGCGACAGGTACACAAATCATGGGTATTGGTTTTGACGGTTTACGCTATCGTCTAACCGCTGCAGGTAGCAGCGTTATAACACTGGAGCGCCTGACCGATACCGGCGCGACAGATGGTGCATGGCCCGGGTTTTCCGTGCTAACCACGTCTGACGCCTCAATCACCCTCGACGGTAGCAGCACCGAAGGCGACTGGGCCGGTCCATTTTGCGCGTGCCCGCCGGGGGAAGTGACAAACCAGATTGAATGGGACGTGTTTTTTCCAGGTGGTCTAATAATCATGGGCCGCAAAGGAGAGATATTTTCCAATTCGGTGACTGTCGAGCTTCAATATCGCGATTACACCACCGCAGGCGCGTGGACCACCGTTTCTAAAACCTACAGCGGGCAGACGCTTGACCAACTGGGGTACACCGAAAACCAAACGCTGCCCGGTTATATTCGCCCGGAGGTTAGGGTTAGACGTATAGGCGCGAAGTCGACAGACCCGAACGTGCAAGACGGCGTGCAGTGGTATGGTCTGAAATCGCGTCTACAGGCGCCGGCGTCTTACCCTGGATGGACAACAATGACGCTGACTGTCAAAGGCGGCGACCGCATATCGGCACAGACGGAAAGCATGGTAGGCGTCGAGGTCAGCCGTAAACTGCCGTTGTGGAATGGCTCAACATGGTCCGCGCCAACAGTTACGCGCAGCATAGCCCCGTGGGTGGCCTACATCGCAAAATCTGTCGGCTACACTGACGCGGATATAAACCTTACCGAACTGCACCGCCTTGGCGATATTTGGGACGCCCGCGGTGACTATTATGACGACGCAATAAACGACCGGACCACGGTTAAAGACGCGATTAACGACGCCCTGGCGGCCGGATTTGCTGAGCTGACCATTGACCGGGGCTTGATTAAGCCGGTGCGCGACGAACCGCGGACCACGTTTGAACAGGGTTACAGCCCGCAAAATATGAGAAAAGACGGTCTTCTAGTCCGTCAATTCACGTCCAGTGACGTTGACGACTTTGACGGCGTTGACGTTGAGTACTTCGATTCAGTAACTAGACAATGGACGACCGTTGAGTGTCGTTTACCTGGCGACCTGGGGCATCGCGTCGAAAAAATGCGCATTGCTGGGGTGACCGATGAAACCCGCGCCTGGCGGATCGGTATGCGCAAGCGCCGGGCGCAGCGTTATCGCCGTTGGGGTTACACGTTTAGCACCGAGCTTGACGCCTACGGCAGCGGTTACCTGTCATATGTGCCGTTGCTGGATGACGTGCCAGGGTACGGGCAAAGCGCGATTCTTGAAGAGTATGCCGTGATGGGTGCCGGTGCCGTGTTGCGGTCGACCGAGCCCCTAGACTGGTCGGCGGGTGGCGTGCACGTTGTTGGCTTGCGTCGACCAAATGGCACACTTAGCGGCCCGTTTACCGCCACGCGCATTGACGACTATCGGCTGTCAATTGCGACCCAACCGGATTTTGTGCCCGACCTGTCGTGGGTTATCGAACCGCCCCACCTGTATTTTGGCCCGTTGTTGAGCTGGTGCTACCCGGCGTTGATCACCGAGGTATCACCGAGCGGTAACGGCTGCAGCGTGTCGGCGATCAACTACGACGTGCGCGTTTACGCCGACGATGACAACTCCCCACCGTAGCGGGTATCCTTGCCGCTAATTTAGGGGCTGGGGGTTGACGATGGACAGACTAGGCGAGGCCATATTGGTCGGCTTGCTTGGCCTACTGGCGGGGATGCAGCCACACGCAGCCGCTGGGGCCGCTGTGGGGTGTTTCTTCTTTCTGGCGTCACCTGCCAGCACAAACCGCAAACAGCGCTTGTTGTTAGCGGTTTTTTCGTTTGGGATCGGGTACGCCGCGGGCATTTTTGCTTACAACAATGAGAAATCAATGCTGGTGGCCGGGAGTGTTTCGGCGCTTGCCGCTGTCATATGGACAGGCCTACACCGAATGGCGGCGGCTGATGGCCCACTGCCACAATGGGTGAAGGATACCCTCGGCTTTATTCCTATGACCCGCCGCAAGGGGCCAGATGATGGACCTTAACGAATTTTTCCAGGGGGTCCGCTTGCTGGCCCACCTCTTAACAATGCTGATCGTCGCCGGCTACTGCCCGGACTCAAACACCAACAAGCGGCCGGGCGTGAGCCTTTTCGCTATCGTCATCGCTGGCGGTTCTGCCGGCCTGGCAATGAGCACCGCACTCAGTTGGTGCGCCTGGCTGGTGATGCCCACCGCCGGGCACGTCTTTTTGGCGCTGATATTCGTCGCGCTTCTTGTCCCTATAATCGCCGGCCGCGGCAATGTGGCCAGCCTATTCCCTCGCAAAGTCTGGAGCGACCGACCGTGAAACCCTTGTGGCTAGCAGAAGCCGAGAAATTCATAGGCCTACGGGAAACCCCCGGCGGTGCCAGTAATCCGGTGATCGTGCAATTCTGGAAAGACATTAAGCGCGGCGGGATCAAAGACGACGCGACCCCTTGGTGTGCGGCATTCGTCGGCGCCATGCTTGAACGGTCCGGCGTGCGGTCTTCCCGTTTCGAGTCGGCTAAATCTTACCTTGACTGGGGTCAACTGCTGGCGCTGCCGGTGCCCGGTTGCGTGGTCGTATTCACGCGCGAAGGTGGCGGGCACGTCGGCTTTGCAGTGGGGCGCGACAAGGCCGGTAATCTGCTGGTGCTGGGCGGTAATCAGGGTGACGAGGTGAACGTGAAAGCCTTCCCGGTGTCGCGCGTGACGGGCTATCGCTGGCCGGCTGACCTGGCCGTACCTGCCGAACCGTTGCAGACCCTGGCAACCGGCGGCCCATTGTCGGAGCGTGAATCTTGATCCCGATACCCGGCCCGGTGTGGCGCTACGGGGCGGCGTTCGTCCTGGGCGCTGTATTGGCTGCCACTGCGCAGGGTTGGCGCTACACGGCAAAGATAGCCACCGCCGAGGCTGCAGTGAGCAGCGAACGCGCCGAGGCTATGCGCCTGGTAGTGACCGAGCAGAACCGCAGCGCGGAAAAGGTGCGCCAGGCTGACGAAAAATACACCGGAGAATTGGCGGATGCAGAATCTAAAATCACTGAGCTTGATCGCCGGGTTGCTGCTGGCTCTAGCGGGTTGCGGGTCGCGGTCAAGTGCCCCAAGCCTAGAGAATTGCCCCAAGCCGCACCCCCTGCCGGCCTGGGTAGTGGAAACGTCGAAAGCGCCGAGCTTGATCCAGCCGTTAGACCGGATTATATCGCCTTACGACGTGGGATCGTCCGACTTGAAACAGCCTTGAAGGTGTGCGTCGAGGGGCGCTAGACCTTTAGCTTTAGCGATGGCTACGCGGCACCGGTCGTGTAATGGTGAATCGCCCGGTGCCCAGTTCCATGCGTGCTTTTCCTGGGTGCGGGTTTCAAGTATTAACTCTAGAGTCTCAAGTAAATCCGGTGCCGCGGCTATAAGGCGGGCGTCCGCCTCTTGGTAAACAAAGTCAACGACCTGCTCTTGGTCTGCATTGTAGTCAATCGCCCAGCCTCTCTGGCCTGACCAGGCAACCCCGCCCGTTTCGCGTGCAACCCACGGCCCCGGTGTGTGTTCACTCACTTCACCACCTCCACACTGTCCGGTAGTTGGTACATATCGCCGGTCACGGGGTCGACCAGCAGCGCGCCGGTAACCGTCAAGATCGCGCCGACCCAGTACCAGCCGGACACTTCACTATCAAGCACGGTGACCTGACGCCCCGACTGTACGGTGTAGCGTTCGCCGTCAAAGTAGCCGGCCGCCGCGGGCAGTACGCGGGTTGCCGGTGTGACGCCGCCAGCCACCTGGTGCCCATCCTGATTGGTGACAGTGAACCGGGCGCCAGGCTCGGCAGACGTGAACAAAACGGCCTGTTCGTGGTCGTTGACGATGGTAGCGCAACCGGAAAGGCTGGTGAGCAGTGCGGCGATAAGCATTATGCGGTTCATCGGTTAAAGCCTCTTTGCGGGTGGGTATGGCACCTAGATTAGCGCGCCGTGACGAGTCGGTCAAGCCTTTAACGGTTCGACCAGTTTCAGCGCTTCCATGACGTAATAACCATAATCAAGGCGCCCCCAGTCAAAATTAGCTGAGTCCGCGCAGTCGGTGACCAGCCACCCCGAACAGATGCCCATTTCCCGCAATTCATGCTTGCTTTTGTTGCCGGTGTGTATCCGGGCATCCCACGGCGTGCCGGCTGAGTCAATGTCGCCGCGCTGCCCGGCAATTTCAGTCATGACCGACTTGTAAGTGTGGTCCGGCACCTTGGCTTTGCGTTTCCACGTACCGGCCGGCTCGGTTGGTGGCATCACCTTGTACAGACTACCGCCGTCGCTGCTGACAAATACGCGGGTGGTATTCTGTAGTGACAGCTCTACCCCCTGACCGTGACGCAGCACCAGCTTGGACGAGCGCGGCACCTTCGCCCGAATCATGAAATCAAACGGCTTGCGGTGGTTGAGGATGAACACGGCCGGGCATTCACCGCGAACAAGCGCTGCCTCGGCTGCCATTGCAATGACCTTAGACGATGGGTCTTGGTGCCATTGCGACTTGTATTCGTAGGCGCCTTTGCGTTTGACCTTCCCGCCTTCATATTCAGCAATATAGTTGTTAACGTCCCTAATGAACATCCGACTATAAAGCGCCTCTTCCAACTGCAACTTGGTGATACCTTCCCACCACTTGCACACTGCGCGCATATGACCCAGGTATGCCCGCGGGCATTTGACAGTCAGGCCGTCGGTGTTCACCTGCACCATTGTCAGGCCGGGTATTTTAATAAGTTGCTCGGCTAACATGCATAGCAACAACTGACCGTTAATAGTCGTTTGCATGGTGTAAAACGGGTCATACAGTGGTGAGTACTTGTTATTTGAATTGCCATATGAGGCGTTAAGCGCTTCTTTTAGTGCCGCGTTTTCCGGCGATCCTTTAGGAAAAGTTGTACGCTGTACGAAAATGTCATTATAGATAGTGCAATACGCCGCCCCGAGGTGAGCAGGAAACATGCCGTTGACGATTGCCATTTGCGGATAAAAGCTAGTCACGTCCACGTCGACAATTTGGGCGTCGTCATCGCTGCAGATTGTTTGCGACTCGACAGAACCGTGTATGCCACCGACGCCGAACACAAAAGCGAAACCGTCAACGATAGCCGTTAAGTCAGCAAATACACCCTTGGTTTCGGTAATGGTCGTATCGCGGAAAAACTGCAGCACCTTGTTAAACTCGGCGCGCTCAAATCGCACATACGGAAACACCACGTCGCCCAGGTGCACAACACGGCGTTGGGTCTGGCGCGGAACCTTTCGATTATTGCCGTCGTATTCGTAACACTGGATACCCGCCGATTCCATTTGCTTAATAAGGATCGTTGAGCCAATTTTAGTGTTGCTCATATTGAGCATATTAACGCCGTAACGCTTTGTCAGCGATTCGCGCAAATGTATTTCAGATTGCGAGCGGGCCGCAAACTTTAAAGTCTCTTTAACGTCGTGACGGTTGTAGACAATTAAAACGTCTTTTTCTTCGTCATTTAAAACAGTGCCGGGCGGATAAGGTAGGTCGACCACGTTTTCCGATTCCATGGCAATCTCAAGCGCTTTAAGGCTTGTCGATTTGTTCGGGTTATCGTAGTGCCAGATTTTATAAAGGTCGATTTGCTCAAAGAGCCTTTCCGACTCCCAAACCGTACCGCCGAAACGATCCTGACGGTTAAACATTTGCTGCACTTTCGCGTATATGACGCGCGAATCATTGACGCCGTTGGTGACGATAAAGTGTAAAATTTCATAGTCAAACGCGATGTTATTAAAACCAATCGCCCGTTGTTGGTTGGTGCGCAACCACAAAATAAACTCAACTAATTCATGGTAGTCATTGCGCCGGTCTGATATTTCAAAAAACCGTTCACGCATTGTCGCCGTCTGGATAAACAGCGCCGTGAATATATTCGGATAGGTTTCAAGGTCGTAGCCCCAGTCGTGCCCCGACTCGCACAGCGCCGTCGAGAATGCCGCCGACGCGCCGCAATGAGGGCAGGCGTCGAGGTCGCCGGGGTATGACTTGCCGCATGTGCTGTCGTCACACTTCGACAAGAAACGCCCCTGGCGCAACGCCTTAAACGCCCAATGGTCTGCCATTTTCTAACCCTCAAAGACAAGAAAGTCGCCCGCCGAATAGATCGAGGGGCGGCCAGGTGGTCGGCTTACGCCTTAGCGCGCAAATCCGCTTCGCTCAGTACTTCTTGACCGCAGTAGAAGTAACCCGGCGACGATGGATGTGGCAGCCAGCCAGCGGGCGGAAATGCAGCGCCGGGAACTGCTGGCGGAACACCTGGGGCGGCCGGTGCAGCGGCTGCAGCTACAGGAGCGCCACCAAATGCCGCGGCGATCTTATCGGCCGCCAGGCCACCGCCGCCGATGTTCAAGCGCGGCGCCTGACCGTCAATGATCTGCACACCGTCGAGCCCGAAGTTAACGCCCTTTTGCTTATTGTTGTAGGCGTAGGCGTGCACCAGCAACTTAACGCGGGCGCCGTTGTACAGTTGCGGACCATACGCCATCGCCTGCAGTTCCTGACCGTTGGCGTCAAATACCTTAGGCGCACCCAGGCGAGTACCGGCACCAAAGCACAGACGACCGCTCAGACCCAAGGGGCCGAACTTCGATTCGTCAATCGGACTGACCGGATGGTTACCGCCGTGGGGCATGACGCCCTTAAATTCGGACTCACGCAGCGCGCCCTGTACCAGTTGCTCCAGTTCGGCCAGTTCGGGTGCAGATGGCAGTACGGCAATGCGCAGGTTGTAATTAACCTTGCCCGGTTGACTTTTCACGTCGTCCGGTTTGGTGACCGCTTCCCAAATTACAACACCCTCACAGGTGATAACGTGCTTGTCGTCTACGAATGCCATGTTAAAAATTTCCTTTTGCAAATACCCGATGGGCGATGGTGTCCGCGGCGTCGACAAGTGTCAAAGCGCCGGGGGTTGGTTGAGAATATGCAGCTATGACCGAACCGTCAAGCCCTTTTTTAATCAACAGCTCTTTGGCTTGATTCGGGGTGACCGGTGCCGGTGGTTTGAGCAAATTAACGCCGCACATATCACCCAGGATTGACGAAAACAGGACCGTTTTACCGGCACCGGTCGGCAACACAGCCAACACGTTGTCAAAGCCTTGCGACCAGTAGCCGTAAATTTCAGCGCTTGCGGTCGACTGATAGCCGCGCAGCACAATGGTCTGACGTACTGCTGCAGCGGCCGGGCGGATAATCGACGGAAAGGCTGTCATTTTTAAAACTCTAACGGGTTGACGGGGCGGCCATTGTTGTTTAAAGTTCGCCCCGAAGTCAACCAAAACGCAAAAAAGGATCATCAGTATGCTGCTGAACGAACCGTTTTACTCGGTGCACAAAAACCTACCCGGCGATGACGTGTCGGAAAATACAACAGAGGCATTCCGCGAACTTTTCGACATTGTGGGTCACCCTGACTACGTGTCCGACGCCGCGGGGGGTATCACCACCGCTGTTAGCCTTTGTCACGGCTTGGCCAAGCGCGCCGGCTGGTGGAATGACCCGGCGACCGGCGAACCGAAAGACCGCAACGACGGTGAAATGATCGCCCTTATGCATAGTGAACTGTCGGAGGCGCTTGAGGGTCTGCGCAAAAACAACCCTGACGATCATTTGCCGCACTTTAAATCCGTCGAGGTCGAATTGGCCGATACGCTGATTCGCATTTTTGACTTTGCCGGTGCCCGCGGTTTGAACCTGGCAGCCGCCATGGTTGAAAAACTGGCTTACAACCAGCGCCGCGCCGATCACAAACCCGCCGCACGCCTTGAAGTCGACGGCAAAAAATTCTAACCACCGAAAAGGTAAAAGCTATGCAAGGTAAATCGCTACTTCGGGCGCTGGTGCTGGGCGGCGCAATGTCATTGGGCGGCGCTCTTTCCGGCCTCAGTCGCCAGCTTAAAGCGCTTGACCCGATTCAAACGGCAACCGCCGGTAGTGGCAAGGGTGAAGGTCGGTCGCGTTCGGCTTCGCCTCGCTATCGCAGCACCTGCACCAGCAGCCGCAAAACCCGCAACCCGAGTGACCCCGCTCAGGCCTATTTGATTGCACGCGCCGAGGCTAAACGTGCCCGTCGTGCCGAAAAACTTAAGCGTGACACTGCTCGCGCTTGGATCAAAAACCCGTGCATCAGCTATATCCGTCGTCAAGACCCTTTCGCTATCGCCAAATAAGGAACCGTCAGCATGACCATTACCGTAACGATGACCAACCCCGCCGAACATCAGCCGTCTGAGCTGCGCGCCCTGTCCATGTTTTTTGCCAACCTGGCCGAAGACCGCGAAAGCGGCCGTATTGCCGGCGCTGCTTTTGCTACTGGCGGCCCTACCGCCCCCGCACAGGTTCACGTTGTAGGCGAGCGTGTTAATGGCGAGGTAGCCGCCGAGCCTATCCCTTTGCCCCAAACCCCCGAGGCTGGCCCCGCTGCAGCTTCTGCCTCCACCCCTATTGCCCCACCAGCGCCGCCGGCTGCGGATGTTCCGCCCGCGCCGGTTACGTTGCCAGGCGTAGAGTTGGACGCGCAAGGTCTGCCGTGGGATGGCCGTATCCATTCGGAAACCAAGAACCGTAACGCCGATAAGACGTGGCGTAAAAAACGTGGCGTCGACCCGGCGTTGGTTGTCGAGGTTGAAGCCCGCTTGCGTGAACTGGTCGCCATTCCTGCAGCGCCGTTCACCATGCCGCCTGTAACTGACGCCGTACCCGCTGCACCTGTTGACGCCGTACCCTCTACACCTGCAGCCGAAACCGTACCCGCTGCAGGTGTAGCGCCGCCGGTCCCTGTTGTACCGGCAGCCGAAACCGTGCCGCCTGCACCAGTCGTTGAGGCTGCACCCGAAACCGTGGCGGCGGTGACGGTCGCCGACGTGTTCAAGTTTGCGTCAGCCACCGAGAAAAACGGCACGCTGTCGATTGAAGCCCGCACGGCCGCCCTGGCGTCTGTCGGCTTTACCTCAATGGTCGACCTCGGCACCCGTCCCGATATGGCGGCGCAAGTTATGGAAACCTTCAAAACCTACGGCGCTAGTCTGTGACCACTGGTCATAGCCCTTTAGCACCAAGCTCTGCAGACCGCTGGGTATTTTGCCCGGCGTCTGTACGCTTGGCGGTGGCCTTCCCCGCACTTGAGGAAGACCCCAGCGCCGCCGAGGGCACGTCGTC